CTTAAAGGGAACTGCCAACCAATCCACATCCAGTTCTTTTTCTGGATCATACCTGAACCGTCGAGCCAAGTATGAGATTTCATGAATGGTCTTGTAGTTCTTCTCCTCCAAGCCTTCTTGTTTGGTTGGATCAGTCATAACAATGCCATAGCGGGCAAAGTAAGCCTTCTTCTTTGGAAAAGTGAGAAAATTGACTTCGTCAATCTGCGACTCTGCAAAGTCGTCACCGTAGGTGGCCAACTCACATGCCACATCATAGAGCTCTGCTGGAGCCCACTTCTCATCCTCTTCCAAAGCCATGCCTCTGAAGGCACAACGTTGAAAGAACTCGTTTAGCATATTGTTTGAGTGAACCGTCCAGGGATTTCCCGTAGTTCCACCAATGTCCTTGCGGATCAACAAATGACCAAGAATCATATGAGTAATCATACAATTCTCAATCAACCAATGACGCAACTTCTTGTTTCCGACCTCACCATAGTAAGCATCGGTAACGCGCTTCTGCATTTCAATCACTTGAGGATTGACAAAAGAGTCAAAGAACGAAAAATCTCCGTCGAGGAGCTTTTTCCGCATCTTAGACAAAAGTCGTTCCACAAGTGCATTTGTATCTGCTGAATCCACATTGATGCCAACGCTCGATGGAACACCATGTTTGAAGGTGTCCGTGAGCATAAATGCACCAAAAGCCATCCTCATGACAATAGTCAACTGAATGGGTGAATACATGATCAAACGGGGACGCATCACTTTCGCCGGACGGCGGAGCTCTTCCTTGAGCCCCAACCGAAACGCCGAAAACAATGGTCCTTCCTGTGCGATGATCTCATCAATCAACGCCTGGGTAGGGTACTCGGGCTTCAGCCGAATATTCCCTTTCAAATCCTTGTCAACGAGAAAAGCCCTGCCTTTTTGGCCGGCAGGTCGCAACTCATCCAGGGGAGCCCCGGCTGTGCGATTGAGGTTGAGGCGGTAGAGTCCTTCTATCCGCTTCCCTTCCTCATCTTCTCCGTTCATTGCTTCAAACTGGCTAAAATCGCGTGGTGCGAAAATAGCCCTTCTTTTGGTAGACGCCAAATGTTCCATGTGCTGGATCACTGGTTCTGCCACTTCATCTGGAAATGGTTTCGTCTTCGCCCCTTCTGGGGCAATATCCTTCATTGCCTGAAGGAGCAAATCAAAACTAGACTTTTCTTTCCCTCCCAAATAGGCGGGCAAGTGAGTCACACCGGCAACCAGTTCGTGGTTTGCCAAAAGTGACTTCACAATCTTGTTCTTTGCATGTGAAGACTTGGGGTTCAACAACTCACCCACCAATTCAAAGTTGGGGGGTAGTGCCAAATCTGCTGCCAAATCCATGCGCTCCCTTGTAGGGGGTGCAATCAAATGGTAGCCCATTTCTGTCATGAAACGTTCATTTTCGAACATATCACGATAGATAGGCACTGCACTGCCTGTTGGACTGTACGTCAGTCGGGTTCCTGTGTGGAGACCCAAAATCTGCACCGATCCATCAGGTCGGAACCCCAACAAAGGGGCTCCACAATCACCAGGACTCAATCTATCATAATAGTAGAATCCAGGTGATGCGAGGTCATAGGGCGCTTGATCTGTGATCGAGTACCGCAAAACCTCGGGCTTGTATCCAATATAGTCAAAAAGCCGGATTGCATCATCCGGATCCACCACGGGTGCGCGTAAAACGCACGCCATGATAATCTTCTCAACTTTTGGAATCTCACCAGACAAAGGAATCATCTTGCGAAGATTCTTTGTTCCCAATGTTGCCTTAGGCAATCTCAACGACACAATGTCAATAAAGCCCGATCCATAAGGGACCGAGCGAATTGACTCTGGCTGAAAAGTGAAAATCTGCGATTTTCCAACGCAGTCTTCCACCTTAATTGCAGTTCCTTCTGGTATCATCGTTTCCGGTAGATACTGAAAGAAGTGCCGAGGCACCCACAATTCATCCGATGAAGGTGAAAAGGCGTACATGCGACCTCCCGTTCGTGAGATCTGCACAACGTTCTGTAACACCTTTGTCAAGACATCTGCAATTTGTCCTGAGATCTTGTTGACACGCTGATCTTCAGGGTCAACGACAAGCATCTCTGTGCGGAAAGATCCTTTCCCCATCACGAAATCTCGTTCAGGTTTGCTGTTGGAATGCAAATTCCATTTGCCACCGAGGTTGCGCTGCTTGCGCTTCTCGATGCCATCTGCATCCCTTCCTTTCTTTCCTTTCCGATTGTTCTTGCTCTCCACTTCAAAGTGATCTCCAAAGACCATCCGAGCCATTGTCAAGAGTGCTGCCGTCGCGGCCGCTACTCCAACAATAACTTTGGTTGCTTTCGACATCTCAAATCCATAGAACCAATCCACGAGGCGATCCTTCAAGGGTCGCTCAGGGACTTTTTCTTCATGAGCTTGAATTTCCGCATAGAAATTGTGAACTTGCTTTTGAGTGAAACTAGCCATAATAGCTGTTTCCACATCAGGCTGATCCTCGTCGCGTAGAGCGGCGTTGATCTTTGCTGGACTGATGTGTTCAAACTTTGCACCACTTTGATGTAGGTGCGTGTCCACGAGCTGCTGCTGCGGAGTGAGTTGACGAAGAGTAGGCTGTTTGGCCTTCCCGTCTATCAACTCAAAACTTGAAAAGTTCCATCTCCAAACACCATGCTTCAACCACTCCATAGGAGGTTCATCCAGGTTGTCGAACCTGGAGCAAAACTCCTTCTTAGACAATCCCTTCTCAGGGATCAACGGACAACCCACGAGCTTGTACTCGTAGAAAATCCGGGCGTAAATCATCTGGTCAATCTGCCTGATCGACTTGTGACTTGCATGGTACTTGATATTCAAGTGACCGCGAACCAAATTCCACCATTGAAGGAGGGTTAGTTCCCAGTCACCATACTTGGGGTGAACACACGAAGGTGGGCATTGCTTCATGCCACACGTCTTGCACTTGAAACCGGTGTTGAACCAGTACATCTTGTGTGCTTCGTCTGTCTTTTGGCACGTATACCGACACCAGCACCGAATCTCTCCATCACGAAGCAGATTCTGCGCTGATGCCGACATGGCACCAAGAGGTTTCTCAACTGGGTCCAATTGCTTGATCCCAGTCTCCTTTGTTTCTTCCTTGACTTCAAGTTCCGCTACTGCGGGTCCCGCTTGCACTGGGACCCCATCATTCATCATCTCGACTTGAAAGCCGGGACGACGTGGCACTTCAATCTCTGCATTCTCAATCATTTCAGCCAATTGCGCCGCGCGTTTCGCGCGGTGGGCTTCCATAAAATAAGACTCCTGGATATGACGAATCATATCGTCAAACGTGATTGGCTCCTTCGACAAAACCTTCCCCAAAGTATGGGTAGGATCTGACGAGGGAACGTAAGGGTACAATAGCACACCAGGACAGGGATTTGATGGGTCCCTTTCCACGGCTGCTGTCACCTTGTCTCCATCCAGAGTGCCGTCCTCCTTCCCAAAGCCTGGGGCGAGGACAACTTCGATTGCAAAGAATCGACGACAAAACGCTTTTGCCGCCGTCAAGGGCAAGGGTGTCAAAAAATTTCGGTTGCTGGTTGTAATAACCAGCTGAGAAGTGAAATAAATTGAACCCTTTTCAAACGCATCCACCAAATGAGGTGGATCCTTCGACATGTAGCGAAGCAGGTCGACTGCTTGCTGCAAATCTGACTCTGACAACTTGCTTGACGCGAAGATGTCATCTTGAAAGAAAATTGGCTGTCCTGCATAGCCGGATACGAACTTTTCATTCGATACCCGACCATACATACGAGCTCCTTGTGGCACCCCGGGAAAGAGGCGCCGAGCAATCGCTTCAGCAAGCCAAGTCTTTCCAAGACCAGGCTTGCCCCCCAACCAAATCCCTTGTGCGGGGACCTTGGGGGCATGGACAGCAAAGCGTCTGAATGCGGGCTCAAGAGCCAACATACGCTTTAATGTTTCCAAAAGAACGCCTTTGAAGGCACTCTCGTCTGCCATCATCGTGGCAAATTCCTTTGTCTGTTTGCGCAAAAAGCGCAAACAAATACTGTAAGCCTCTAATATTTGAGGCTGCTTAAATAAATCAATATTTGCCTCCAACCTCTCTACGAGATTGGCGGCATTTTGCAAATTCCGAACAAGTTCGGGCGATTCATGCAAATGTCTGGTCAAAATACCAGACTCAAAAAGCAAAGTTTGCCACGCAAGTGGCAAATGCTTTGCCATTGCATCCAAAACTGACCGAGCGAAATTAATTTCGCCAGCCAGTTGTTTAGCCACTGCAAT